TTGGCTTCTTTTATTACTGGTGGCTCATACGCTGCCAGTTCTAATATGTGAATGTCTTTACTCATAAATTATAAATTCATTGTTTGATGCCTTACTTGTAAACTGACCGTTGTTTACTGAATAGGTTGCTACAGGTTGATTAGTGCAGAATATTCTGTCTTTGTGTACTATGTCAGTTCCGTTTTTTATTAGTAAGTCATAAAAGTGATTCTCTTTAATATCAAAGATAGCAGAAATGGTGTCGTAATAATCTCCGTTCGTGTTTGTGTCAATTGTTACTTGCACCTCTGTATTCGTTTGGTCGTCAGTTATAAACATACCGTCATAAGTTTGGCTTCTTGGAATAAAACTAAACGTCTGACTTGTTGCTATCTCTTGTAATATAATCATCCTTACTATAATAACTAAAATAGTGTTTTTTTGTTTCTCTTTTGAAATGCAAAGCAATAAAAAAGGCACTCCGAAAAGTGCCTCTTGTTATGAAAGGAATATAAGAAAGAATCTTATGAAGTTACAATTGTAGCATTAACTGCCGAACCATCTGCAAAGGCAGTTTCTAAATCTGCTTCTGATGCAGCGTCAATAAATAATGGTGGTAACTCCTCTTCAGCAGTGAAGGTCAATTGGTAACCGTTGAAGTCCCCAAGAGCAGCTCCAGAGCCAATAGTACCAGCGCTTACATCACATCCTTGAGCAAATCCAAGCATAAAAAATTGGTCGGTCATAGTTCGAGCAATTATTCTTGGTCTGCCATAAGAAAGTAATTTAACTTGCTTGTGAGTAACTACGTCTTGACGCTTTAAATTAACAACCAATTCTTGAGAGAAAAATGTCGTTCCATTATCTCTTGATGCGTTGATAGTTGTGTTTAATGCGTTAGCAGTAGATTTTAATTCGTATTTGTACATTGATAACGGTGCAGCTGGTTCCCAAGAAACTAACTCATCCTCTTCGTCAGTAGTACCTGTATCAAATGTCGCATTATCTTCGTTGAGGTCGTCGTAGTTGATTATATAGATGCTTTTTAATCCGCTTACCGAATCCTTGCACTCCTCAACTCTTCCGTGACTTATTTCGCAAGACATATTTTAAAGTTTTTAATGTTTATAATAAGAGCAGTCCGAAAACTGCTCTGTTAATTAATCTTCTATTAGTTTGCAGAGTTTACGATTCCGTAAGTTACGATGTCGTCTACAATTGCGTACTGCGCTCCACAAGCCATACGCATTATTACTCTACAATTGTTTGAGCCGTCTAAATCGCTCATATCCAACAATTTAACTTCTTGTAAATCTGAATTTAGAGAGCATCCAAAGAACAAGTTTGACTTCTGTGCTGCTACCGCAGTATTGTCAGCCAATCCGTTTGCTACAAATAATTTAACTCCGTCAAAAGCTAAATCCTGTCCCATACCATACCAAAGTGTCCCTCTGTTGTCAACACCGTTTGCACCAGCGTTGTTAGCGATAGAACCGAAACCACCGAGAGCGCGGACATAAGCGCGGGCGATATTCTGGCTGATATAGATGTGTAAATCCTCACGACCATAAACAGTTGAAGGAATAGCATCTACTATAGAACCTAACTCGTCGATTACGTTTGCAGCAGTCACGGTAGTACCAGCGATTTCTTGTGCTGCTGGTAAACCAGCGTCTAAAGCCACTTGAGTAACGATTCCGTCATACTCTCCACTTGTTGATGAATCTCCTCTCCAGAAGTTTACTTCGTTTCTTGCAGCTACTTTTTCTGCTACATATCCGATAAGGTAATCTTCAAAAGATTTAGGTAATACGTCAAAAGATGAGTAACCTTGTTCGATTCCTTGCCACGTATTGTGGAAGTCGAGCTTACAAAGTTCAAGGTTTACTTGTAGGTCTTTAACCTCTAAAACTCTCTCTGTCAATGTAATAGCGTCATCTGTTCTTGTGAAGTCGCAAGATGCGTCAGAAAGAACGTCAGTCATTGCCATTTTTTGCATTACTTGTTTAAACTTGATGTTAGGTAGAATCTCTACTCCACCTTTTTCAATAGTTGGTGCGCTCAAAAGAGCAGCAGCGACATACTTACCAGCAAATTCACCAGCATAGGTAGTCGTAATTGATGTGATTGAACCACTTGTTGCCATAATAATATAATTTATTTATTTAATTTTTCAAATATTGAATCCATTGTAGACTTTCTTCTTTTAGAGCTAAACTTAAATACCTCTTTTTCTTCTACGTTTTCTGGATTGTGTGTAATTGGTTTAGTTGCTGCCTCTACTGATTCCGTTTTTTCGTCAGATAATTCGACAACTTCCTCTTTATTTTCTACTTCGTTAGTAGTTTCTTCAGTTTTGTCTTTAGATAACAATTCGATTTCAGCTTTAAGGTCTTCGTTTTCCTTTTTCAAAGCTTCGATTTCAGTAAAGAATGTTTCTTTTACGATTGATTCAACCGTCTTTTTAACAGGCTTTTTCTCTTCTGCCATTTCTTCCTCTTTTTCTTCGTAACCAGCCTCTTCTTTTACCTCTTCCTCTTCCTCTTTTTTCTCCTCTTCTGCCTCTTCAGCTTCTTTGACCTCTGCAATGATACCTTCCTCTTGTACAATTAGCATCATTCCGTCTTCCATTTTGTATTCACCTACAGGCAAAGCAATTTTTTGCTCGTCTTCTGTTACAATAAAAATCTCTGCTTCTGCTTCAAAAGCATCTGCCTCAACAACAGTCACTCCGTCGTCAAGTTTACGCTGCTCTAATTCGATTTGCATACCAAGTAATTCTCTTACTTTATTCAAAACTGTATTCGTATTCATTTTAATTTAATTTTAGTTACTTACTATAATAACTAATTTATTAAGCAAGTGTTTCCTTTTTGCTTTGTATTGCCTATGGATTCTGTGTTTGACAATCACTACAATCGGAGTACAAAGTAGCAGATAAGACATTTAAACCACCTCCAGAAGTTGTACTAATTACAGTATGGCATCCATCGTGATGAGAATTTTGAAACCTTAAATAATAAACCGAGCCTTCTGTTAAAGTATCTGATAAATGAATGTGATGTTGTCTGCTATTTTCACAATGTTGCACTAAATATTTATTGTCTTCGGTTGGAACTTGTGCGTGAATGTTGCCTATTCCTTGCGCCCATAAACCGCCATCACAACACTCCCTTGAGTATGTTCCGTCTTTACATAGACAGGCACGTTTACCACCTAATCTTCCTGTTCTACTTTTTCTCAATTTCTTTTAGTTTAGATTCTGCCCAACGCTTTGCAGCTTTACCACCCCAAAGCAAGTAACTAATATATCCGCAGTCTTGTTGGTCACCTTTTTCATAATAGACTTCAGCACGGCTCAAATAAGAGTACATTCTTTTGATAGTTTCTACTGAAACGGGTTCTTTATTTGCCAACTGCTGCGCCCTTATTTTACCAGTTCTCGTGGCACATTTGTTATTAACTTTCTTATTTAGTTCTATGCCTCTTTTTGCGTTGTTGCTTACTGCTTGTGGATAGTCTGCATAAGATTCTGCTTTGATGTCTAAAAGGTCTTTTAAAGCTTCTATAATTTCCTCTTTCTCATCGTTACGTTTTCCCATTTCATATCTATCTGCAAAATAGCCTTCTATGGAAAATCCTTTAACCTCTCCCGATTTTGCACGAGCGTAAAGTTCTTCGTCATCAATTTTAGCACTAACCATCCAAGTGCCTACAGGAACATCCATTCCATATAAAGCAGTCTTATCTTTTTCCGTGTTTTCGACAATCCAACTCTCGACTATAGTCACGCCTGAAATCTTGTCTTTATGCTCAAAGGTTGCGTTTTGGTGATTAGACTTTTTAAAGAATAATTCAGATGCTTTTCTTACGGTATCTTTAGAAAAATAAATATAGTATTCTTCGTTCTTTTCGTTACGTCTATAGATTGACTTATCGGGTATCAAAGCTGCTCCCATAAGAATACGCTTTTCAGCGTCAATCTCTTTAAGTTGTAGTTCGTGTTTATTTAGGGCAACGAAGTTGCTTTCTATCGCTGGTTGCTCAACAAGACTGATAGCCTCTATTCCGCTCGTCTCATCTGATTCGTCTATAATTAATTCGATTATCTTCATACTATAATAACTTAATTTAGGTTAAAGTGTTGCGTTTGTTACTCGGTTTCTATCAAGTGCTTGTGCAGAAGTTACTTCACCACTTACTACATAAGCTTGAGTAGGTTGCTGCTGAAGTTGTGCAAGTTGATTAATTCCAGATTCTCCAACCACATTAAATTCTGGCGCTACTGCTTCAGAGCCTACACCACCACCACCTAAATCTCCACCGCTTTCTAATGGCGCACTTGATTTTAAGGCTGCTATTCCTTTTGCTGCTGCTGCTACTGACGCTGCTATACCAATACCAGCACTTATTTTATTTGCCGTTATTTCTGCTGCTGCCAAAGCTAAACCACCTGGAATGGCTGCATATTTTAACTTTGCTGCTGCATTTGCTGCCTGTGTGCTTATGATGATTTTTGCTATACCTACCGCATTCTCTGCTGCGATTGCTAATGCTTGTAATTTATTGTTCTCTCCAGCTACATCTTTAAGCAAAGCAATACCAGCTTCTACGTTTGCTATCTGTGCATCACGTATTGAATTTTTTGCGTCTGCTACTGCCTTTTCATTTGCTAAATCTTTCTGCCTTGCCTCTTCATTAGTTTTAATAATTGAATCTGCTGTTCTTTTATTGTCTTCAATTCTTTTATTATTAATCTGAACATTCAAATCTACGATGCCACCTAATAAAGCCTTTTCCTCATTAAAATATTTTTGCCTTATTTCTTGCTCTGCTTTTAATTCTAAATCAGTAAGTAAACTTCTTAATTCTTTTTGCTTTTCGCCTTCGCCTTTTATTTGCTCTCTTTGCCTTTCAAACTTTATTCTATTTGCTTCAAGGTCTTTTTCTAATCCGTCTTCTTGTAGTTCTAATTGAGCATCTTGTATTTGCCTATTTAAAGCCTTAATATCGTCAGCATATTTTTGATAGCTTTTAGTCTTTTCCTCATTGTTTTTAATGACATTGATTTTTAGATTGTTATTTGAATCTAATATCTGTTGATTACTATCTTTTATTGCTTGATTAAAAGCGTCTATTTGTTGTTCAAATTGTTTGGCTTCTTGGCTTTGTCCGTCAAGCCTTTTCTTTAATAGTCTTATCCTTTCAATTTGTCCTTTAGAATATTCAATGTTACGTTTAGCTTCTTTGATTGCATTAAGTTCTTTCAGCTGGTCTAAAATACCTGTTTGTTTACCCTCCGCTTGTAACAAGGCAATACGTCTATCAAATGCTCTTTGCTCATCTTGAAAGTTTCGTTTTCTTAAATTAAACAATTTAGTTTCACGTTCTATTTGAGCCTGTGTCCTTTTTATTCTTGCCTCCTCTCTTTCCTCTTCTGCAAAATTTGTAATGCCTATCCAATCAGCGAAATCCTTTAATCCTTGAATTACAGGGTCAAATACGCCTATTAGCTTTTTAAAATTTGCTATTAACAAACCGATGCCCACAACGAGCAACCCTATTCCTGTAGATGCTAAAGCTATTCTAAAGGCTTTTAATAATCCTGTAGTAGTTCCTGTGACCGTTGCATAGGCTGCCGTTGCTGCCGTCAGTGCTTTTGTTCTTGCACCTTTCAAAGTAAGCATTAATGCACTTTCTTTCTCGAATGCTGTAGCTACTTGATTAATGCTATTCATAAGTGTTTGAGCTGCCTGTAATTTAACAAGTGTTTCACGTAGCTTTTCACTTTCTACGCCACTCAAAGCCATAGCAGATTGAATACCACCATACACGGCTACACCTGTCGAAACTCCTTGCATAGCACCCTCTAATGTTCTTTGGTCGTCTGCTAATCGCTTTGTTTCGTTTTGGATATCTATATATCTATCTCTTAATTGAGCAGCTTCCTCTAATGCTTTACGACCTACAGGAGTTTCACGACCAGCACTTAATGCGATAGATTGATAAGCTTGTATCTGCTTATTCATATCACGAACATTCAAAGGAGTTTCTTTGACTATTCTGTTTATGTCCTCAAGCTGTTGGTCGAATGGCTTACCACTTTTTAAGACGGCATCGTATGCATTCTTTGTTTTCTTAAGTTCTTTATTATAGCTGTTAAAACTTTTTTCTGCCTTATCGGCATTCTGTTTTATGTTAATATTAATTTCCTTGTTTTCAGCCATTGGATTTTGCTTTTAGTTTTTTTAACATTTGTTCACGCTTCTTTTGCTTATATATCGCTTTCAATCCTGTCTCATAACTATATAATCCTTTTGCTATATGTACATTCTCTGATGCCTCGTAAAATTCGTCTATTTGTAGTAAGTCTATTATATGTTTTAACATTATGCTTGTTGTTGTATGTATATTTGGTTAGTTGATTGTGTGCCGTTAATAAACGTGTATTGTACGTTTAAAGTAATTAGTTCAACAGTACCACCTTCAGTTCTTATTCTATTCGTGTTTTCGGTGTTTATGTAGTCAACGTCGTCTTCGGTTTTTAGTACCGTAGTTGCGTTAGGATTCGCTGGTATGCTTACTGTTACAAAACCTTCGCTTGTTAAAGTACTTGGTGTTATTGTTACACCGCTTGTTGTAGTTGTTACTCGTGCAGTTTCAACGTCATTTGGAAACAATATTCTAACGTCTACATCTTGTGCGTTTTCATCTGTTATAATAACTTCTGGCTGGTCTGTGCCACTATCCGAAAGAACGGCTCTAAAGTCATTTATCAATACAAAGTCTACATCACCATTATTAAGGTTAGACTTCATTGATTCTATAATGTACCTTTTATCACGAATTATAAGACGGTCATTTAACCTTAAGTTAGTGAGTAGGCTTACAGGTAGATTCGTCTTTACGGTGTAACGTCTATTTTTAAGTTTAAATAAATTACTTAAATAACCAAAGTAATACGTCGCAAATAAAGTGTTTTGTTCTACTTGTCCTGTAAGTGTGCTTATTTCTGCATTAAAATTAAGTGAATAATTCTCCGTGTTTACCTTGACATCTTGACCGAAAGGCATATACTCCGTTAAAGTAGAATAAGACGAACCATTGTAAAATTTAAAGCTCACATTCGTTTCATCATACATATACAATAACATCGGATTAGGTGTGTAGGTGTTTAGGTCTTTGTCTACAGTAAAGCCTACTTGTAAGTCAGTACCTGTAAACCTATTCATTTGCATATTTTCAAAAGGTTGTTCTATTTTATATTCGCCACCGTCATAATCAAACGCTATTTGTGCGTCACCATATTCACGATTAAATAATTCACGAAATTGGTTGTTTAGTATGTTTTCACTTTGTTCGTATTTTAGAACGATATTATTAAATAGTTTAAGTCTTTCTACATTGATACTTTTTATATCCGTGTATTTCGTGATGTCTACAATAGCACCTTTTACATACCAGTCGTCTAAAGGCTCAACTTGAAACACATCTTGTTCTAACGGATAGCAAGTAAGATTAAATTCTTTTAGAATAGCCGTAAAGAAGTCGCTTACTTTCATATCTGGCAAGTAGGCAATTGGGTCAATATTACCGCTTAACGTATTACTCGCATCGGCATAAAACGTATTAGATATACTACCACCACCACCAAGCGGAAAGCTTCCCGTTTGTATATAGTTTGCCGTAACAGTTACAGTCGTGCTTTCTGTTGCACGTACTCTAAAGTGCAAAACATCTTGTGTGTTTATTTGAGAATTAGTCCTTAAATAAATTTGTTGATTAATACCGAAAGTACCGTTTATTGTAGTAGTAAGAACGTCATTTAAAAATATATCTACATAGTATTCTGCCGTTGTACTTGCGCAAAAAACATTTAACAAAACTTTGTGTTTTATTTGGTCTTGCCAAAATTGATTACTTGGTGGCACACCAAAGGCATCCTCATAATCAATAGGTGCTATAGTTAGAGTGTCGTTTGCTAAATCAAAGTAGTCCGTGTATACGTCGCTACTTGGGTTACTTGCATCTTCACCACCTGTCGTAAAGTTTACATCTTCTGTAGTTGTAAAGAATTGAAAGTCTTCTTTATTTTGACAAAACAAAAAACAATTTTGAAACCTTTTGTCACTTAAAAAAGTACCTTGAAAGTCTACGCCATATTGTATTTCTATTGCTGCTAATACACCACTAACTTTTACCGCTGGAAATAGTTCACTATATTGAATTGCACCCGTATTCGTGTTTATGTCGTTTGTGCCACCGTCATTATATGTCAAGTAACGTCTTGTAATTAACGGATATCTCAAAGGATAATTTGCAGAACCGTCAGTTATTCTGTTTCGTATTTCTGTAGC